TCTCTGTGCAATATCCTTTGTGGTATGTGTGCAGTGACACTCACTTGTTACATTTTCCTCTTTAAGGTATATCAGTACCATGTTGCGCTTGCAGCAGCTCGCGCACAAACACGTGGTCAGATGCCTTCACTAATTGCTGTTATTAAGCAGGATAAGTTTATGCGTATTCTTGGTACCTGCGCAGCTCTTGGTGTTTTCTACAAGGTGATCAAATATTCCTATGAAATGTGGCGTTTAACGCAACAAGGTAGTTTGACTCCTGCAAGTGAAGAGGAAATTAAGGCTCGTGATAGTGAAGCTAATCCTTGGGTAGGGACATATATTAGTCCCGTTCCTAAGAAGGACAATATTCGCTGCTCACATGAGGAATTGTGTGGGGTTTTGCAGAAAAATATCACATATATGCGATGCCCCAACCACCCAGAGGGTGTTTCTTGTAGTGATGCGATTTTCCTGAAGACAGGAAAGGTTTTGATTCCTAATCATATGGTGTATGCAGATACTATGCTTGCAGAGTTCTACTCTGCAGCGTCGTTTGATGCCGCACTGGGTGAAATGGTTCCAAAACTTCGCAAGCGAGCGATCTTGTCGAAGGAAACTTCCTATCGACTTCCAGGGTCTGACTGGCACGTTTTCGCTGTGCCATCTGCAGGCCCATGGGCTGACATCTCCAAATATCTTCCAGATGGAAACCAAGACCTTATTAATGGTGCGGTTGTCTATCGTAATAGTGATGGAGACGTGAAGACTTGGAAAGTCTCAGCTAAGTTCCGTAAGGGTGTTCGAATTGGCAAGAATGTGCTTGATGTTTATGAGTACAATATGCCGGAAGGAACCTTTAAGGGTCTATGTATGGCTGCTCTAGTTTCTAATACCAATCCCAGCTATGTTGCTGGTTTCCATCTTGGTGGAAATGGTTTTCGTGGAGCTTCAGCAGTTTTTACTAAGAGCATGTTCAATGAAGCGTGCTCTTACATTGACTCTAAAACCTCAGTTCTCGACTGTCATTCTAATGGTGATTTCCCAGTTATGCAATATGATGTGCAAGTACTGGTCGATACTAAAATTCACCATAACAGTTGTTTGAACTATTTGCCTGATCAAGGCAGTATGGAGGTTTTCGGAACTACGGTTTGTAAGGCGAAACACACAAAGTCTGATGTTGTGCCTACTTTGATTACCGATTTGGTGGAGAAGCATTGTGGTGTCCCTAATGAATGGGGCCCACCTAAGATGCATCGTTGGAAACCATTTTGGCAAGGCATTCAGAAGACTAGTGAGCCGAGTCTTGGATTTGATCCTGCTGACCTTGAGTGGGCTTGCAATGATTACCTCGAACCACTTCTTGAGGTTATGCGTAATGAATATTGGCAAAAGGAAACTAAGCCTTTGACATTTATGCAAACTCTCTGTGGTATTGATGGTAAACGATTTGTTGAGCCTATCCCAAAGAAGACATCAGTTGGATTCCCATTGTCAGGCCCTAAAGAAGATCACATGATCCGTCTTGACCCAGAAGAGTATCCTGATTTCAGCTGTCCTTTGGAACTAGACAAAATGTTTGTTGATGAATTCCATCGTGTTAAGGCTGTGTATCTCTCTGGTGAACGAGCTTATCCTATTTTCAAGGCAGCTCTCAAAGACGAGGTTACCAAGCTGACTAAGGAGAAAGTGCGAGTATTCTTTGCTGCACCATTAGTTTTACAACTCTTTGTTCGTATGTACTATCTCCCAATTTGTCGGTTTATGTCAATTAACCCACTCCTTTCTGAGTGTGCTGTTGGTATTAATGCTGTAGGCCCTGAGTGGGATCAGCTTGCCAAGCACATGATGAAGTTCGGTGAAAACCGAATTCTTGCTGGTGATTACAGCAGCTACGATACCCGTATGCCTGCTCAAGTCACTACTGGAGGTTGGAATTGCATGATCGAATTAGCAAAAGCTTCTGGTAACTACACTGCGGATGACATCACTATTATGCGCGGAATTGCGACTGAGTGTTGCTACCCCGTTGTTGCCTACAATGGCGACCTTATTCAATTTTGTGGTGTTCATATTTCAGGTATCAATGTGACTGCATATGAGGGAAGTATTCAAAACTCCCTTCAGCAACGATGTGGTTATCATAATGGTGCCTGTGCAGTGATCAAGAGTGGTCTCCCCAATCTTGTCAAGGGTTGTGTGGAAAATGGTAAAATTGTTCCATTTCGAGAGCGAGCTGCGATGATCAATTACGGAGATGACTGTAAGGGATCCGTTAGTGAGTTAACTCCATGGTTCAACCATATCACATATCGTGACTTTCTGAAAGCTCATGATATTGTGTTCACTATGCCCGACAAAGAGTCAGAACCTGTTCCATACATGAGTGATTCTGATGCTGACTTTCTTAAGCGTCACAATAAGTTCAATACCGATGTCGGTTTGTACTGTGGTGCCCTTGATAAGAAGTCCATCTACAAGAGCTTACACAGATGTTTGAAGTCTGGTGCTCTCACTCCTCAACAACACGCTGCACAAGTCATAGACGGTGCTTTGCGTGAGATGTTCTATCATGGTCGTCCAGACTACGAGGAATTTCGCACAAATATTCGCAAGGTAGCTGAAGAAGCTGAAGTGAATGCGTTGTGCTTGGTCCTCAATGAGACCTATGATGATCGTCTCCAGAATTTCAAGGAGACATATTTGGGTGAAGCACCCAAGAAGATGGAACAAATTACCCTCGAAGATGTCGAATACGAGTCTGAGGGTGGTCTGGAATACAAGTTTGCTGATGTTGATATGCTCTATATTTGGGCAAAACAACAATTCAGCACGAACCCTGTTTTGGAGAATGATATCTTGGGTCATCACACACTTGGTGAAATTGACCTTCTCTTTATGGAGTATGATAATCGTCGTCAACGACATTACTTCGTATTTGAGATTAAGAACATCTTCAAGGTTCACAAGGTTTTGACTAACTCCTCGTATGTTAAGGGAAAGAAGCAAGCGCGAAAGTACATGGCTGCTATCGCTGCTTTGCAACCGGGTGCCCATGTGCATAGTTTCGTTGTTACGAACAAAGCATGTGAGTACGTAGCGAGTACTTCAGGACTCTCTGAGTATCTCGTGACAAAGTACCCTGGTTTGCCAATCCCTCTTCATACTATTGAGGAGTAAGGTGACATCCGACCTGGTGAGGTCGTTAAATATACACAGCCCAGTTACAAATCTGGGTACTACGGTAAAGCAAAATTGGCTTCATGTATTGATTACGGTGTATATATAGATTTCCTTGTTACATATGTGTATGACGCTTGCATGTTGTATGAACTTCCCTCGAGAAGTACCGCTATTTAGCGGACCTGTGTTGAGACAGTACAAAATGAGGACCGTTTGGTGCACTAAGTCAGGCACCATCTGTACATAAATAAGACTTGCTCAAAATTTAAATGAAAATAATATTCAAGTTGGGTCCGATGAACAGGACTCAAAACATCATACTGCCACGTGGTTAGACGCTGCACCTGGCTATTCGTATGAAGTACCCAGCGCCTACGAC